CAATACAGGCGAGATGGTGTTTACTCAAAACGATGGCGTGCCTCAACGAATTGAGGCCATGCGCTTTGGTATATGGCTCAAATTGCCCGCCAGACCGCCACTGACACCGCAAATTTACGAGGAGGATTAATGACAACAACCCGATTTGACCCAACAACGAACACCATGGTCATCATCGAGCAGACGACCAAGCCTGCCGAGGCCATCCCGACCACCATCGAGCTAACCCTTGACGAGTGGGGGCAAGCTGCCCACTTCGCCGTAAATCGCCGCGTCGCCAGCGCCAAAACGCCCAGCCACAACGCGGTTAAAAACAAATCATGCACCCTCAACACCGAGGCCGACCAATGTGCCGCCGTTGTGGCCGCCGCCAAAGCACTTGGCAGACCGGCAACGCTCAATATCGGCACATTCCAGCCAGACAACGTTGCCGGTATCCGCATCCGCCACACCGCACAGCCAAAGGGCAAATTGCGGGTGTATGACGACCAGCCCGACGGTGAGCGCTGCCTACTCGTTATTGGCAAAGGCCAGCGATTCCGCCTCATTGGTTGGCTCACCGTCGCCGATGCCCGGCGCATCGGCAAACGAGAAGACCTAAATGGCTCCGGTAAAAAATGCTGGGCCGTGCCACAACCGGCCCTCAAGCCGATCAGCGAATTGCAGGTGGCAGCGTGAGAAGCCGACTCGCCCACCGCACCGACGCCAACCACGCACAAATTGCACGTGCGTTCAGCGATTTGGGCTGTTCGGTGTTCAGCACGCACACAGTCGGCGACGGTTTCCCCGATCTCGTTGTTGGTTGTAATGGCGTCACATTGCTCGTCGAGATCAAAACCGAGCGCGGCGATTTAACACTGGCCCAGCGCAAATTCATAACCAACTGGCAAGGCAATCCAGTTCATATTGTTTGCGATACAGATGATGCCGTCAGCCTCATCAATCGCACTCGCGCCCAAAATTGGCACAAAAATTAAACAACTATAAAAATCATGGCACAGGATAAACTTTACCCGAAGCACGAATTGCTTCAAATCTTCTCGCAACCGACAGACAGCGATGACCGGCTTGTCGGTCGGTTCAAATACAAGATCATCGAAAAAGGCCAACTGCCAATGTTTGCCAGCACTGCCGAGGTCTACGCCAGCACACAGGCGTTCTATTGCGAGCAGTTGCGCCTCGTGCTGGTGATCAACCAGATTACGGTATCGCCGCCCGGTGCGATTGCTGCGCTACCGAAAGATCACCCGCTTCGGGCAAACCGCGAAAAAAGCAGCACGATCAACTATGTGTATCGGAGCGACTTCGTTGCCCGCGACATTATCAGAATCGCAAACGACTGGGGGACATCGGTTGAATTCTGGCTGCCATCCGAGATTATGTGCGAGCCAGACCCACGCGAATCGGTATTGCCCGCCGGTGTTGATGCTGTTGAAATCTCTGCGCTTGGGCGAACTGTCACCCTCACTGCCGAGCAATTTGAGCAAGCCGCAAATGGAGTGTTCAAATGAAAAGAAAAGAAAATAACCAATTTATTGTTGGCATTGTTCGCACCAACATTCATGGCAGCGAATGCGAATTTGAGGTTTGCACCCGCGATGAGTGGGACGCAATGACTGAGGACGAGCGGGATAAAGCGCTGGCCGAGGCCGCTGCCAATAGTGGCATGTATGAAATATTTCTGAAATCTGATGATTAAGCACAAAGTTTAGGGGGGTGACGACGAATTGACCGCGCGAGGCTCGGTGGTTTCCTTCGCCCTTGCTTGCCGCCGGGCCTTTCGCTCGCGCTTGCGCAGCACATTGGCCCACTCTGCCGCCGCCATTGTGATCGCACTCGTGCGATCAAACCCGTAGTGATTCGATATTTCGTCTAAGTGCGCCAATGCCTGATCGGATAACCGAACTGTGATTTGCGTTTTGTCCATAGTGTCGCATTGTAATGCAAAAGCATTGCATTGTATGTATTATGTAGTGCATAAATACAAAGTATTTGCATAGTGTGTATAATGCAAATACAATGAATGCAAATCAGGTAATCATTGTGCCCAAAGAGCAGACCCAGATGAGATTATTGGCAAATATCACTATGAGATACATCAACGAAACTGAGATCAAATACACCGAATTTGAGCAAACAGAACTCGAAATGCAGATTTTGTGCAACATGCCGGACGCGGACGCCGAGGCGCCAAACTGGCAAATACAGAGTCTCGCAGAGGAGGGTAACGCACAATGACACCGACTAACACCAACCCTAACACCACTAACGTTAGCACTAACGCCAAAACGTTAGCACTAACGGGCGACTGGGCGTTATTCGGGGCGGTAACGCTATTGCTGATGTGGCATAACGGCTACGCCACCTACGCCCGCGTTAGCGAAAAGTTCGGCTGGCTGGTCGCGTTAGGCGAGGCGCTAGTGACCGTTGTCGTGGTCGAGGCCACCAGTGGGTATTTCCTCCACGCCCAGCGCCACGAGGAAAACCGAATCCGCCGCAACATCGCTGCTATCGGCGTGGTTGTGCCGCTCGTCATTAGCGGCATTATTAACCTCAACATTGATAGCGCTCTTGCTGATCTGTCCAGTCGCGTGGCGACAATGGCCTGCGCTTGTATCGTTGCGGCGTGGCACTGGTTTGTTGTGCGCGAAAGCCCACTTGATGCTTTACGCGCTGAGATTGCCGCCATTGCCGCCAAATTGCAGGCGGTCACCCGCGAGCGCGACGCCGCGCTGACCCAAGCCGCCGCTGCTGGCGCTGGCAGCGACCGAGCCGCCGCGATCATTCGTGGCCTTCAAGACGACATCGAAACACTGCGCCGCGAACATAACGCAGCGCTAACGGCGGCTGACGCTCGCCACCGTGATGACATCGAGCGGCTAACGCACCAACATAATACCGCGTTAGCCTTGGCAGCGGCTAACGCAACCGCTAACGTTACCGTTAACGTGGCCCAAGCGACTAGCGCACAGCCCGTTAGCACTAACGCTCAACCGTTAACATTAACAGAGGAATCGTTAGCCCTAACAATTGCACAGCGCCGCGCTAACGGCGAGGCCGTTAATAGCGATATCTTGTCCGCGCTATTTGGCGTTAGCGCCAGCCGCATTCGGCAAACTAACGCATGGCGAAATCGGGAGGTAACAGCATGAATAACAACCAGAACCCATTCCCAATCGCGCTATTTCTCGGCATCACCGGCGGCATTGCGTTGGCGTTTGCCATCGGCGCGTATCAACTCGTCACCGGCATGAGCCAAGCCGCCAAAGACACCGCCGGTATTGTGCTCGCGGTGCTGTCCGTTGCGGGCGTTGTCATCATCGGCATTGTGTTCGCCCTCCGCCACAGTCCGGCCCGCCGACACGCTGAGCCGCCCCCGACAATTGACACACGCCCGTATCACATCCAGCACCCATTGCCACGCCCCGCGCAACTCACAGCCGCCCCCGCTGGTCCGCAATACGACGAAACCCTGATCTATACCCCGCCACAGTCAAACAGGGCTAGAAATTGGGCTATCGTGGATGAGGTGAAGCAATGAACAGCGCCCAAATGCTAAACACCATCGCCGACCGCATCGAGGCCGCGTTAGCCGCGCACCGGCTGCACGGGCGCATCGTGGGCGGGCAAGATACCGCCTTCGGTCGCACCTTCGTGCTGCAACCCGCCGAGGGCATCAACCCCGACCGCATCTTTTCGGCCCGCTCGATCATCGCTCAGGCGATGCGTAGCGACAAAATCAGCTTAGGGCTTGTCAGCGGATTTATCCATATTCGAGAGATTAGCCCATACAGCGGCAACGATGTATTTTTGTCCGATCATATTATTAGATATGGTCAGCTTGGCGAATATCACGCCGTTGTCGGTTTACGCGAAGACGGCGAACCGCTGGCAATTAACCTTGCCAGTAGCGCCACGCCACATATGTTGATTAGTGGCACGACCGGCAGCGGTAAATCAGTGCTGGCCCAAACGATACTAACCAGTTTGACGCATTTAAACCGGCCACACCGCTTAAATGTGGTGGTTTTAGACCCGAAAGGCGGTGATGAGCGCCTAATTAACAACCTCAGCCACCACATGCCGTTACCCGTTGCAGTCACGCCCGACGAGCAATATCTGGCACTTGAGCACGTCGTGAGCGTCATGTTATCGCGCCGCAATTCGTTAGCCATGCCCCGTATTGTGGTTTATTGCGATGAGTTGGCAGATACAGCCTTAGCCGGCGGCAAAGCAGCCCTTGAGCTACTCAGCCGCATTGCGGCACGGGGCCGCAGCGCCGGGATTCATATCCTCGGCTGCACTCAAAACCCCAGCGCCAAAAGCCTGCCCGAAGACCTACGTCGCAATCTACCCTTGCGCTTTGTGGGCAAGGTGAGCAACGCCACCGAAGCGCGTATGGCTTCCGGCCAAAGCGACACCGGGGCCGAAATGCTGGCCGGGCGCGGCGCATTCATCGCCTGTGTCAACGGTGAAGCAATTCGCCTGCAAGCCGCCTTGCCCGACCTTGACATTACCGACCCATGCCCAATACCCGATTGGCCGACACATCGCGGGCAAGTTTACGATGAGGCGATACCGCTACCGGCCCAACGCCCCGCCCAAATTGCACTGCCAACGCCAGCCCCTCTATCGCCTGACAGCGCCATCACGCATCAAGCTGTCCTTGCCGCCATGACTGCCCTTGCCAACACCAACACGCCTATCAACAAAACCAACGTTCTTTCCGCCATGAATCGCCGCCCCGCCGGTGGCTCATGGCGCAAAATTTGCGAGATGTGGGACGAATGTCTAGCCGCATTTCGTCGTCTACCTACCCAATCCACCCAATCTACCCATCTACCTACCTACCTACCTACCTAAAACGCCACGTTTTAGCTGTCTACCTACCCTCAAAATAGGGTAGGTAGGTAGGTAGGTAGGCGAAAGACACCCAAACTACTACCATGAGATATATTAGCTTCGCGCTTAAAACCCGACAAATCAAAGACAAAACAGCGACTGTCACTCGCCGCGATGGCTGGTGGAATTTACAGCCCGGCACTATTTTGATGACCGCCGAAAAATGTCAGGGGCTTAAGAAAGGCGAGAAAATCGCCAGAATTACACCGATTCGTGTTGTGAGCGTTCGCTCCGAGCGCCTACGGGCGATGACCGACAACCCAGAATATGGGCGTGACGAATGCCGGTTGGAGGGGTTCCCCGGCCTAACGCCAGAACAGTTTGTTGCGATGTTTTGCCGGACGCATAAGGGCTGCACGCCCGACAGGGCAGTCAATCGGATTGAGTTCGAATATGTTTAGTGAATCAGGGGTGCGCATAGGGACGCTTATTGTGTGGCGCTACCAGCCGCTTGCAAGTGCATCACCGCACGGATTGCCGTTCAATGGGCTAATGATTGAGTGGTGAAATATAAAAAAATTCAGCCGTCAACGGCGCATAATGAAATGTGCATTCTATTCAAATTAAATCAAACATGAAAAACTTGGACTTAACATTTAACAACTACCCCGAAATTCAATCCAGAATTACTACCGCCCAGCAAAAATTTGTTGCACGCGGCATGTCTCAGGCGCGTGCCAGCCATGCCGCCGCCGATGAAGTTTGCCGGACTGTTTTGCCAGTTTGCAGCGGGCAGGAACTTGAAACATGGGTTGGCAAGCAGCTAAAAAAAATCCGCGAAGGCAAAAAGCCCGAACCTGTTGATGAGAAAATTGAGCAGGCCATTGCGCTTTTGGATGAATATAGGTTTGATGAGCTTGAAATTGGTCAAAGCCGAGTGATTATCTTTGACAGAACTGAAACACGTGCTCGATTTATAGAAACCATTTCCCGCTTACGTAACGGAAATTCAAAATATGCCACCGTGCCATTGCACACCAGCGTTTTTTATGCGCCTTATCTAACAGAAGATGGAACGCAGAACGAAATGTGTTGTATTCGGCTTGTGCGTTCAAGCCAAATGCCAGCACGAGGGCGTTTTAAAAAAGGAGAATAGCTAATGATAAACATAGAAGGGACAAATCAAAGGGACGCTATTGTTTGCATGTATTGCGATAAATGCAAAAAAAAACTTATCCCAGAAACATCTAAACTGGCCTGCGTCTATTCGCCAAGAGACAAAAAAGTGCTGCAATACTCTTTTTTTGTTTGCTCTGACGCTTGCGGCGATGAATTACTATATCCTGTCACCAATGAAACAGACATGGTTGTATTTTTTATTGGAATGGTAGACGCTTTATGGGATTTGCGAAATTCCGGCAATTTCCCTATGCGCGATTTATATGGGAATAGACACCCAAAACGAAAATATGCAAACGAATGGGAGGTGGAACTGAAAGGGGCAGAAATCATTATAAAATATTCATTTGAGGACAGACAAGGGCATTATGAATATGCAATAGATATTGACCAATTAAAGACAAAAGATGATATTGTTAAGTGGGTTCATCATTTAACCGGTAAAGATTGGGTCACTGGCGAAATGATCAAAGAGCTTTTAGAGAAAGCCACCTCGTATCACGCGATGGATATTCACCAATGACCACACGCCACCAGCGCCAAACCCAATACACAACTTACCGCAGCGGCACACACTGGCGCTGGGTGAGTTTCATTACTCACCTAGTGCTATACCCACTGCTACGCGGGCGCTGCATCATGTGCCCGCGCCCGGCAACTTTCACGCATCACCGGCATTATCACAATCGAGGGCGGGAATGGCCCGTGCGCGATATTGTGCCGGTGTGCGCGGAATGCCACAGGAGATTTCATGGAGTGAATAAAACATGATTGACACAACCAATACGCCCCCGACCATTGCCCCCTTCGCTCAGATCATTTTCCCAGACGAAATACTGGAACCAGACACCGACGCGCTTGATGCGGTCACGCCGCTACAGCGTCAGTTGGTCAGCCTAATCATTTCGATTGTCAACAAAAATGAGAGCAGCAATTTACCTCCGTGTCTCGTCAGAGATGCAGCACGAGAATTTCAGCATTGATTCGCAGCGCCGAATCTGTGCTCAATTCTGCGAAATTCGCGGCTGGAAAATTATCAATGAATATGTGGATGATGGGTTTAGCGCCAAAACCACCAGCCGCCCCGATTTCGAGCGTATGCTCGCTGCTGCACGGGGCAGCGAGTTTGATGTGATCGTGTGCCACAAGCTCGATAGGTTTAGTCGCTCGATTCTCGATATTCTCACCACGCTCAATGAATTAGAGAAATACCGCGTTGCCTTTGCCAGCGCCACCGAGCAGCACGATTTCACTACGCCACTTGGGCGCGTGCTGCTCACCCTGCTGGCCGCGTTCGCGCAGTGGTATATAGATAACCTAAGCGTTGAAACCGCTCGCGGCAAACGTGAGCGGTTCGAGCAGGGACACCACAACAACCGCCCGCCAATCGGCTACACTCGCACCGACGACACAATCGAGTTCGACGCAAACGCCCCGCACATCAAGGCCGCGTTTGAGATGTATGCCACCTCAAATCATTCAGATGAGGATATCGCTACCTATTTGTCGGCCCGCGTCGGCAAGCCAATCGGAAAAGATTCAGCCGCCGCCATTTTGCGCAACCCGTTCTATGCGGGGTGGGTTGTGTATCGCGGGGGAGGCGGTGACAAGCGCGGGAGCAAAACAAAGATGCGTCTCATGCGCGGCAATCACGCCGCGCTTATAGATCAAAACACCTACGACGAGGTAACGCGCATCCGCGCCAGTCGGTCACGGCATGGCGGTGCGCCAAAATCAGATCGTATCTATCTGTTTGGCGAGCAACTCGCCGTGTGCGCAGCATGTGGCCGCCCGCTTCGCGCCAAGGCGCTCAGCGACCGCGACTACGCCAAAACCTACCGTTGCACCTCCCGCGAGCGAGGGCTGGAATGCAGCGCATCACAATCGCCGGTGCGCGAGGCGTTCCTAACCGATCAACTGGAGCGAATGATCGCGGCACTCACACTGCCCAAAAACATGCGCGATTTGGCGTTGTCCGAAATATCCTCCAATTCTCTGGCTGAATCGGTCGAGCGCGAACGCAAATCGTTAGAGGCTGAGCGCGAGCGCGTTCTAAAACTGTTTCAACGCGGGCATATCACCGAGGCCGGGTTGGATACTGAAACTGAGCGCATTGCTGCTGATCTAGCGCGGCTGCCGACACCGACGCGCCAAGACAACGCCGCAATTGCCGCCTACCTCGACGATACGCTAAAAATATGGCGTGGCGCAGACGAGACCGCCAAGCGCGACATTTTGCGCATTCTCATCGAGCGCGTTATCATTGACACCAACTCAAAAAAAATCGCGGCGTTTGTGCCTCGCCGCGATTTTATAAATATGTTCGAGGCATCAAAACAGCTTCGATACCTCGTAGACGGAAGTGACGGGTTTCAGCACATCACTCGTGGTATCGCAGCCTATAAACTGCCGTAAAAGCGCCCCTTTTTTGTGACAGCGATTATACCTATGAAAAACTTAAAACCCGCCGCAATCACGGCAACCTTAGTCGCCCTGCTCGTTGGATGCGTAGCAGCAACCCGCGCACCAGCGCAAATCGAAAATTGCAAACCCGTGCCACGCACTCATCATAGCGCCTGCGTGTGGACGATTGACGAAACAACGCACTTTATCGTCGGCGCTCGTTACATGGCAAACGGAAAGTCCGCCGCTAGCGTTCCCGTCGTGATGCGCCAGACAACCACCGGCGCGGCTAGCTACACCTGCGAAACCGCAACAGCCGAGAATGCCGTGTGCGAGTTCGGCGTTAGTGGCGCTCGAACGCTCACGCTACAGGCGTTAGTTATGGGTATCGAATTTGTTTGGCATAATGGGAGTTGGAGATAACACGAATAAAAAAGCGGGGCATTAATGCCCCGCTTTTTTATTTCACTTCAACATTTCGCGCCGGTATCCCATATCCCAGCAGATTGGATGCCACCACACAGTAAAGCCCATCAGCTTTAACTTTGTGCCTGATGTCGCCCTCGACTTTTTTACACGGGTATTCCGCCTCCTCGATCAGGGAATACCCCTCCACGCAAAAAACCTTCACCGATTCCGGCGTGATTACCCCGCCGCCCAGCGTTGATTTTGGCGGCTTAATGGTTAATTGTTTGCCAGAAACCGACACGTCGGGCGGCAAAAAAACTTGGTTAATGTCAAAATCGGGCGCGATGCCAGCCAAATGCAGCGGCGGCAGATCGAAATAATCGGGCGCTCGTGATGCCAGACAGAAGGCGCGAAACACCGGATTGTATGCCGTGAAATCATCGAATTTGATACAGCATTCCACATGCGCCCAATTAATGAGCATCACCGGCTCGAATGATGTTTCAGCCATATCTGGCCTGACGCGCTTCAAATCATTGAGCGCACCCGTCGCAAGAATTTTCACCACTAATTTGTTTAACATAATGTTTAATCAGCCGCGATTGGAACAACCGTCAGCCACTCATCCGTTTGTGCGAACACGTTGCCGCGCCCCTGAGCGCAGCGAATTTCTACCGATTGCACCCCGTGCCACTCAAAGCCGGGTGTCGTCAGCGCATTTGTAAAATCCACGTAATACCAGCCCTCGCCGTCTACGTCGTTGCCCGCGAATTGACCCGTTAGCAAATTCTTGATCGGCGTAATCTGTGTGCCATTCAGCCATACGCTGACCCCAGCGGGTGCGACGGTATCCTCAAACACGCCCCATTCGACAGGGTGCGTGTGCGAAAACTCGTGAGTGTGCGCCGGAATGTTGATAGTCACGCCGTGCGCGTGAGCAGGAATAACCACGCCGTGCGCGTGGGCTGGCAGATAGAATTTGTGCGCATGGGCAACATAGCCGTGAGCGTGCGAGTTCTCGGCGTTGTAGTGTCCGTGTTGATCGCCCGCCGTGCCGTATGCAATGCCGCCGGTATTGCCACTGAACGAGGCTGAATCGGTCGAAAGCGCCGCCGAGATGCCATTTGATGTAAATCCTAAACTGTTGGCGTAGCCTATCGAGGTCGAAAACGCATAATCAAGCGTTGACGAATCGCCCGCGCTATTGCTCGTCAGTGTTGCGCTGCCACCGCTAGCGCTCGTAGTGGATTGCGTAGATGAGCCGCCCGCGCTTGTCGTAGTGGTGGATGATGCAGCGGTGGACGATGACGAGTTCGATCTGAATTTCGTAACATGAAAATTCAGCCTGCACTGGTTGATCTCAGCCACCCGCGCCGTGAACCGCAATTTCATCTCATATTTCAGCGACGGGCTAACGTTTGCGTTCTCGCCACCCTCGGCAAACCGCGTTAATGACGGCTGGGGCACGAGTTTGAACCGTTTGGCGTCGCGTATCAACTCCGTCACCGTCTCATTTGCGTCCGCCAACAATTCGCCGGTGTTGCTCACCACTAACCGTGATATGCGAACGCCACCCGCCGCGTCAAATTCGTGTGCGATCTCGGAGACGAACAAGCGCACCCTATTGAGTCTCAGTTTCGATTTTCGAATTTCGTTACCGCCAGTGTCGCGCACTGTCGCCACATTAGAATAATCAACCTCGATCACGTCGCCCGGCGCTACGGTTTTGGGCAGCCCGACGCACGACAACGAGTAGTTAACGAGATGCCGCCGCGAACGCGAGAGATACGCCGACGCAATTGTATACAGCGCATTCCCTGCGTTGAGCATGTCAGCGCGAGATGTGCCAGCGGGCGTTACGTCGAAATTGATCGTTGCCTCACGTAGCCCGTATTCGGCGATCGAGGCGCTATCCTCAATGTAATACTCGCTCGTGTAGGCCCCAGCGGAGTTCGTGCCGTCACTGTTTGCGCCGTCCCAATTTTTCCGACTCTGAATAGTGTATGGCGACGACATATCGCTATAGCTCAAGTTAAATTGGGCCGCGCCCAGCCCGCGCCCGACTGCGATTACGCGGTTAACAATCGTGGCGCTATCCTCGCTCACGCTCAACTCGGTAATCATCGCGTCGCCACCCGGTGACCATGCCGCCGAATTCGCAAAAGTGCGCAGTCGCGCCGCAATCGTGCCGCTCAACCGCGAATCTAGCCAGCGACCGTATTTAATTTGTTTGTCGCCGCTCAGCGAGAACCAGCCTGCCTGAGTGCGCCTCACTACCTCCAGCAGATTAAAAAACGATTCGCCAGATGACTCATACGCCAAATTGTAAAAATCGCCGCTCGCATGATCTGTTGATACACCCCAGCCACCGCCAAAACGCGAGGCAATGCGCCCCATCGCGTTGGGCATGGTTTCGCCGTTGAATTTCCAATTAAAGCCAACGGTTTTGCGCGTCAATTGCACCAACTGATCGTGGCATGTTACCGTTAGAATGTCGCCGCTTGCGTCGAGCGCGTCCGTCGAATGGTGGAACTCGCCCAAATACCCATCAGCCGCGCTATACAGTTTATAGATTTTGCCGCGCCCAACGCCTTTATCCAGCGCCACAATTTGCGGCACATCAAAGCGCATTTCGCCAATCCGAGAGGCGCGTTTAGTGATCACCGGCGGCGATATCTGCCAAAACCAGTTGAGTTTTGCGCCTGTGGCGCTGTAAACATCAATCCTAAACGCGCTCATCGAATTTATTGCAACAACATCTCGACTGGCGTGAGCGCGTTAAAAAGCATCCCACTCCCTAACTGCCCTGACGTGCCGCCGCCCCACGCATACAAGCGCCCAGACGCGCCGAGGGCGTAATGAGCGTATGGGGCGGGTGCAGCAATAACCAGCGCAGTTGTGTCGGTGACCTCGATATCTACAATCGGCTCAGGCAAGGGGATTTTGCGAAATAGGTTCGTGACAGTCGCGCCGCCCTGACCGAGTTGTCCATGAACATCGTAGCCGGACACCCAAACATTTCCATTTTCATCGAGCGCGAGAATGTTCACTAGCGCAGCCGTTGTTCCACCGCCACCGGCGATTTTCGCGGTGACGATTTTGCCTTGGCCCGCAAAAGTGGGTTTCACGAAGACATTACTCTGCGTTGTGTTGCCCATGCCCAACTCGCCAGACACATTGCCGCCACCAAGCCAAAGCTCCTTCAGAGAGGTGATGTAGCCAGCGTGAGCGTTGCAACCGTTCGCCCTAACCAGCTTGGTGATGGTGGTATGTCCTAGTGTGGTTGCAGTAAACACAGATTTATTTACAATCGTGTTGTCGCCAATCGCCCCTTGCACGTTGTAGCCAGAAGTTTGAATCGCACCCGCAACAATAATCTGCGAGAACCCAAACGCGGCAGCCGCCGCACCGACACCCATTGCGTTAATATCAGTTACAGTTTTACCGACGACGAGAGTGGGTGCTGTGCGATTAACTAAATCGTTGAGACCCAATTGGCCTTGCGCGTTATATCCCCATACGCGCAAAGCACCAGCGGTATCCATCGTTAGAACGTGCGCGTGTGAAGCGATGCCGCCCACACTGATTTTTAAGATGTTTGTCAGCGATGCAATCTGAACGGGAGAAACACGGTTAACCAAATCGCCAAGACCTAGTTGCCCGATGCTATTATTTCCCCAACACCACGCATTGCCAGTGTCGGTTCTCGCAAACACGCAGCCTGCTACGTCTGAGCCGGACGGGATTGACAACTCGACCACTGTTGCTGGAACGGGAATTTTGTGCAACATGCGGTATCGTTGCGATGTGTTTGTTGAATCGCCAAGGCCAAGCCCCAACGCCGCTCCCATTCCCCACACCTCACCGGTTGAGGTCAGTCCGTAAATGTTGTAGCGGTTGCAATAAACCTTCGTCCATTGCCCCGTTTTTGTCCCATTCAATGCGATTGCAATTGGAATAGCCCCCGTGCCCTCGACGCGGCTATAGATACCATTGGTGTCCTGTTGCCCGCACGTCATGATCTGGTCGTCATTGCTGATGAACACCAGCGCGGGTGCGCTGCCCACCGTGTCCATCAAAATGCTTGCGGCGCGTTTCGCGGGAGTGGGCGTATTTTGTGGCACAAAAGCGGGCGTTGTGCCGGTTATTTTTAGCATCCCCGCCGTGAGCGGCAACAGTGCGATATTGCCAGCGCCGTTGATGTATGGCAGAGTGTTTGGCGTTCCCCCAAACGCTGTGCCGTCCACCAGCAATTGCCATTTTGATGGTGCGACTGTAGGTGATTCCCCAGCCGATGCGCCGCCGCTCGCTGTGCATAACCAAATACTGTTACCAAAACGCACTAGAGCCAAATAGGTGTAGGCGTTAGCGATGTTGTAAGTCCCCTCTGGGTGCATTCGGTAAACACCGAGATTTAACGAATTTTGTGGCATTTTTACTCCTAATAATTAAGGACAATATCTGCGGCTGCTACTGGCACGATCTCAAAAATGCTTTGTGCGCCGTAGGCCAATTGCCCATTTGTGTAATACATGTTCCAATTTGGCGAAGGCGTAACTTCGCCCGAAAGGGGGTTAATCGTTTCTAACGTCAATTCCCCATTTGCATCGCGGAATCCCCACACCATCACGGTGGGGGCCGTCGCGTCTGGGGTTACTTCGTAGCTATAGGTAACACCAGCATTTGATGCGCCAGCATTGATGTTTAAACCGATGAGATACGCAAACGCCAGTGCACCATCTTCGTATCGCATATTCCATGTGTCAACCGACAAATTTGTAGGTTCAAACGGCCCAACCGTCTCTAATATCAACTCGCCGCTGACGGTATCTCTAAATCCATACCAGCTTGCGTTTGTTGGCGTAGCCTGTGCCGGTTGCACATATCGAGCGTCGAGTTGCGTTCGAGTTAGCAGCGCCAACGCATCGGCATTGAGAAGTGTTAATAGCGAGCGCCCAAATGCGGTAGTTGACAGCGCCGCAATAGCTGCCAGCGTCTCCGAATACGCCTGCACATTTGCGCCGATTTCAAGCCCAAGATTTTGCCGCGCTGCTGCCTTGTTAATAACATCTGCAAGGTTATTCACATCCAGCAAAGCGCCGGGGATAGTGAACGGCGCAACCTGCCATGCAACGCCGTTCCAGATGCGCCATTCATTAACCGTCGTGTCGAAATACAGCGCACCGACAACAAGCGCGTTCCCATCGTTATCGAGCGTCGGCGGCGCAGATTTTGCGCCGAGATACCGATCATCAAAATTGTCATACAGCAGTGCAACAGAATTTTGCGCTGCCGCTGCCGCGTTCTCACTCGCCATTGCTGCCGCCGCGCTCGCAGCGGCGTTGTTGGCCTGTGTCGTGGCAAGCGCCACCTGTGCCACCGCTGCTAATCGGCTGGCCTCGCTCGCCGCCGCGCTTGTCGCCGAATTGCTGGCCTGAGTTGCGGCAAGTGCCACCTGATTAGCCGCATTCGTCGCGCTCGCTAACGCCGCCGCCGCGCTTGTCGCCGAATTGCTGGCCTGTGCCAACGCCTCGTCTTTGTGTGCCTCGGCCTCATTCGCGCTCGTTTCGGCCTCGTTTGCGCTCTGGGCGGCTTGGCTTGCCCAAATCTCCGCGCTATCTGGCTCGACAATCTCGATTTTTGTTTCGGACACCAAAACAATGTCAAAATCCATTACGCCGTCACCCCCTTATCGAGCACGACTGTGCCTTGGCTTAACCGCCGCACCGCACTGCCCTGAACTAGCTCGATATCATAATAAGCAGCTTCAAACGTTAGTCCCGCCGTCACAGTAGCGGGTATCTCAAGAAAAATCACGCCTGAAACAATGCTGATATAAGCGGCGCAATCCAAAATTAGGGGCGCAGTTTGCGACTTCTCAGCACGAATTTGCATTCGTGCCGTATCTCCAACATTAATGAGATTTAAACCGAGAGAATCTCGGAATCGAAGCGTTAATTTAAATGTCGCCCCCTGCAAAATCTCTATGTTTCGTGTCGTTTTTTGTTGCGCCATTAGACCCAACACCCCCTGTATTCAACGCGCCCCGTCACTGCCGACGAGGCCACAATCGCAACTTTCCCCTTCGCCAACTCAAACAAGGCCATTTGCGTATCTGGCCTCGTAGTGTTGCCGTAGGCATTTGTTCCATTCTTTGTCACCGTGCCGTTTGCCGCGTCAATCACCAGCACATCAGTGGGCAACAGCGCCGCGCCGTAAGTCAGCGACACACTGCCCGCCGTCAGCGTCAGATTTGCCACGTTTGCCGCTGGGCTAATCGCAAATTTGACACTGCGCGAAACCGCATTGCCGCCATTAACCGCCAGCATCGTTGTCGCCGCCACCGGCTCGATCACCGCAAGCGCATCGTCATACCAAAATGGCGAGGCGCGAAACTGTAGCGCCACTCGATGAATGCCGGAATGAATACCTGCAAATGTGGGAGAGCTTTTAACGCCAATCAGTTTCGCCTCAACACGTCGCCGCGCTCCGTGAAACTCTGCAATCAACGTGGCGCTTCGCATCATCGCGCCGCGTAGTTGATCGAGTATCTCTTCGCCGCGCTCCGAGCACCCCTCAACATAAGAGAAACTGGCCTCATACGTTTGATTGTCGAATCGCCCTTCGCCGACGGTTAGATCGTATGCCCCATTGCCGCCAGCGATTTGCATCTCCTGCACTCGCGCCAACGCCGACATTTCGTATGATGAGTCCATGCCAGTAAATTCAACCCCCGCGAACGAAATCAATCTCATATTGCACGCACCCCCTGCCCAGATCGTGTGATATCCGCCATACTAAAACCAGATGATTTGCCACCAGTGGTGATCGAGATATTGCCGCCGCTTGATTTAATTGCTCGCTCCAAAACCGTTGTCATGATCTCAATTGCCCGCACTACTGCCGCCGAGTTGTCGCCCATGCCGCCGCGAATTTCAACAGGGATAGCCCGCCCGCCGGGCAATGGAACCACCGCTTCTGTGCCGTGTAGCGTTGCGGGGTAGCCGCCTGCCGGGCCGCTGGCAATGCCGCCACCAGCAAATTCTGGCCGATCAACATACGGGCCACTGCCCTCCAATTTGTTTGGCTTTTGCTGGTTTGGGTTATCCTCGTATGGGCGCGTATTGCCCCGCCCATCTGTCCAAACGCCCTCAAGTGGGTCAAACGTCCATTGCGTTTGCGGAATGTTGGGGCGCTGCTGTATTGGGGTCGGGCCAGCCGTTGGCGTTGGTGTTGTCGTCCGTCCGGCTGGCTGATTGATAAATGAATCTGTCCACGACTGCGACAGCGTTGGTGTTCGCCCATCAATGCCACCAATTGCGCCCGGCACATATTTCCAAAGCTCTTCGAGCGTCGTCATCACCGGCACAATTGCGTTAATAATGTTTTGCGTCTCGGTTTTTACCGCCTCAGCCGCGCTGTGCGCCGATGATTTCACCGCATCCATGCCGGTTTGAACGCCGTTTACCAACCGTGCAATTGCGCTATTGCTGCCTTTTTCCATGCCGTCGAAGCCGCCAACAACCTCAGTCAGGATATCACGCACGGTGTCGGTCGTGATTTTCTTCACGTCGTCCCATGCGACTTGGTTGTTGCGCTTAAATTCGTCCAATTTGCGCTTTGAGTCGTCGCGCAAATCGCTATAAGCCTTTTGCGCGTTGTTGTAGATGGCCTCGCCCTTTTCTTTTAGCGCGGCTTCAATCGCCGTAAAGTCGGTGATGTTGTTCTTTTTGGCCTCGGCAATGGCCTTGGTCGCCGCATCTTTTGCCGCGTCCCATTCGCGTTGCGCGGTTTTTTTGATGACATCGAGCTTGTCGGCGACATCCTCGCGCATCTCTTTGTAAGCCTCGGCAACCGTGTCACGCACTTCCTTGCTTGCGTCTCGCACGTCGCGGCCCATCTCGCGCCATTTAGCCTGCACATCGGCCCGCATCGCCTTGATGTCGGCCTCAACTGCGGCCCGCTGCTCTGCGCTGCCGCCCTTCACCGCGTCGCGCATTTCTTTGGCTTTCTCGTTTACCGCCGCGCTCAACTCGCGCCAAACATCGCTCGTGTCGTCCGCCAATTCGCGGGTGAACTTGCTGCCGAAATCGCGTATCTCCTCAAACCCCTCTTGCAGGGTTGATTTGCGAATCTCGTCGGTGAACTCGCCGATCATGTCGGCAATGTCGCCCCAAATATCTTTTTGCTCATCGCGGATAGCCGTCGCGCCCGCTTTTTGGTCGGCTTGCATAGCCGTCCATTGCGCCTTAGCGGTGTTGCGGATATTCTCGCCTTGCTCATCAATGGTTTTGTTAATCGCTTTCCACTCCGCCTCGATCTCGGCGCGTTGGGCCTTGGTGGTTGATTTGGTGATCTGGTGCGTCGCGTCAAATTCGGCCTTGGCCTTGGCGCGAATGTCCGAGATCGTCGCCGTCACCGATTTGCTGATCTCGCCCCACGATGCGCCCTCGCCTATCAAAACCTTTGTGGCACTGGCAATTGTGCCCTTCATTGCGTCGTTGAGCGCGCCGGATTTGCTCAATACGCCATTGATAAAACCCTGTAGCGCGTTGCCTCCATCGGCAAACAGCTTGCGCGATGGCGAGCGCATATCTAACACGCTGCGAACTGTATTGAGTGCGCCTTTAATCACGCCGCCAACCGCGTCAATAAGCGCAGCGGCTTTTGACTTCACGCCGCCAATAAACCCTTCGATCATGTTGGCCCCAGCGTCGCCAAATTTGCCGACATAGCCCTTAATCAGTGCAATGATGTCGTCAAGCACCTGATTAATCATTTTTTTGGAGTTCGCCATGCCTTCACGCACCACGCGCTCGGCTTCATTTAGAGCATCTGTCCAGCTTTTGCGCCAGTTGGTATACCAACCGTCAAGCGCTGTTTTTATATTTCTTAACGCCAGCCCAATCAGGTCCAAAATCGCCTGCATTACGGTGTTGCTGGTCTTTCGAACTTCCTCAAACGCACCCTTCCAATCGCCCTTTAAAATCTTGAGCGCCGTTTGCACGATGCCATTGATAACTGTCAGTGTGGTGTTGATGGCAATCTTGATTGCCGCCCATGCGTTCGATAGCACATTCTGTATTTCTGTGCCGTGATCAGCCAAGAATTTGGCAATTGCGCCAAAAATAAGCGTCGTGGCAAGTTTGACCACTTCGCCGGTGTCTTTGATAATCTTTTCGACCTTGCCCCATGCCGTGCTGATTGTTTCGCTGATCTCGCCGCCGTGCTTGCTCAAAAATGTTGAGATGGTGCTAAATACGCCCATCACGACCGGCTCAAACGCGGTGATCACATCGCCAGCCAATTTGATCGCCGTTTCAATCGCGGTTTTCAGCGCGTCAAATTTGCCCGCGCTGTTGGCGGTTGCCACCGGCAATACCTGATTAAATAGCCGCGTCGCCGCTGCCTCGAATGGGGCAAATGCCGCCGGTAGCGTCGTGATAGTGTCGCGTAGTTTTTTTAGGGTATTAATGCCGGTATCAATCGCACCCCAAACACTTGGCGGGAATGTCGTTATAAGCGCTTGTTTGAGTGCATCAAGTGGGTCTTTGAATTGAGTGAGCGCGAGTTGAAACCGGCCCAAAAAACCTTCGACTTGTTTGCCAGCACCGCCAACCCACGCGGACATCGCGTTAACAACCGCCGTAAGCGGCTTCATAAGCGGCTCGCCCAGCGTCAGCGCCACTGTTTCGAGCTGGCTTTTTAGCCCACTCCATGCGCCCGCCAAGCCCTTCGTTTGCGCGGCAGCGGCATCCTGCGCGGCCCCAGCCTTGTTGACGGCCTCGCTCATGTCGTTCCAGGCATCTTCGCCAGCCATAAGCACCGCGTTAGCCGCTCTCACCGCGTCAGTGCCAAATATCGTGGCCAGCGTCTGATTTCGCTGCTCTTGCGTCATCTGCAAAATGGCGGTGCGGGTCGTGCCAGTTGCCTTGGCGTAGGCATCTATTTTGCTGTTTGCCTCACCGAGTTTGTCGTTTTTCTCAGCCAGCGAATTTTTTAGCTTATCAATTGATAGCTTCTTGTTGTCAATCGCCGTTTTTGATGTTTTTGAGTTCGCCGTCATCGCGGCAAGTTCGCGTTGGGCAATCTCCAGTTGGCGGTTGCCGAACCCGATCGCTGCCGTTAATTTCTCGTGGCTACCTGCCGCCTTCTCGGCCTCGCTCGCCTGTTTTTTGGTTGCGCCGCCCGTCACAACCAGCCGCGTCGCGTTATCGCTGAGCGCGGCATTAAATTGCTTCATGATGTCCGGCAACGGCTTCATTTTGCCTTGCGCGTCATACACGCTAATGCCGTAGCTGTCCATCAGGTCTTTGGCTTTGTCGGTAGGCGACTGCAACGCCAAAAACATTGTCTTAAGCGATGTGCCAGCATCACTACCCTTAATGCCTTGCTGGGCCATCAGCGCGGTTGCGGTAGTGAAGTCCTGAATCGGTATTTTTGCCATCGCCGCCACGCTGCCGCCCATGCGCATTGCATCGGCAAAATCTTTCACGTCGCCACTTGACGAGTTGGCGGCTGCCGCAAGCAAATTTGTAACCTTGGCGGCATCTTCGCCGCTGAGTTTGAACATGTTGATGGCCCCGCTCGTAATCTCAGCGGCTTTGGCCTCATCCATCATGCCAATCGTGGCAAGCTGTAACGTCCCCTTCGCGGCTTTCATGGCCTGATCAAGCGATAAACCGCCCTTTGCCAGTTCGGTGATGGCCTTCGCTGCCCCGCTCGCACTTGTGTTGGGCAACTCCAAATCTGCGCCCAGCGCCTTGGCGGTCTGGCTAACCTGTTTCATCTGAACGTCGGTCGCGCCGGTTGCGGCCTGCAATACGTTCATCGTTGTCTCGTAATCGGCGGCGGTGGCAATGATCGCCTTGCCAGCGTCCTTCGTGGCCGATACGAGTTTCCCGAACACCTCGACACCCAACGCGCCGATTTTTGCCAGCCCGCCGTTGACGATCTTAGTGAATGCGCCGTCGGCTTCTTGCGCTGCGTTCCCCGCGTTTTTTATGCCGGTGGCAATATTGTCAATACCGCCCTTTGCGCCGTTGGCAGTTTTGCCCATGCCATCAAATGCGGCTTGGGTGCGCGATGCAAAATCGCGGGCTTGCTGTTCCGCCGCCCGCATCTTCGAGACAAATTCCGCCTCGTTTACCCGTAGGTAAAAAACTGCATCGCCTAATGTAACTGCCATGTTTTAATTTGCTTCAGCCTGTTTCGCCATTTGTGCGTTGGCCCACGCTCGCGCCTGTTTAGGCGTCACCGGTCTTGCGCCCGGTATGTTCATCAGCGCCATCTCAAATGGCTGAATCGTTTCACGCTTGCCGTCGGCTGCTTCCTCGCGCCTCGGCTCCAGTGCGTCCGCTGTTGGCTGCTCGTCAGTGCCGCCGCTTGAGAACCCGCGCCAAACCGCCTCGGCGATATAGTCCGCCTGCATTTTTGCCAGCCATCGCTGGCGTGCAACATAGCTCCGCGCAAATCCTTCACGCGCAACGCCATCAAAACGCGGGTCGTCGGGCCTTACGCCCCACTCACTAAGTGCTAGTTCGTCGAGATCGCTGGGGTGCGCTAGCCACCTAGCCTCAAAAGGCCGAGCAGTTGCCCCAAAGGGAAAACCGCCTTCAGCATTGCGACCAGCGCGTCAATAATTTCCTGTTCGGTGCAATGCTTGTTGATATGGTCTTTGTCCGCTCTCAAATCTGGGCTGAACGCGACCACCGCGTCGAATGCAGCATCGAGCATTTCGCTGATAACTGTCACCATCAGGTCGGCCCGGCCTATTGCAGCCCGTATCGCACCATACATGCCTTGCACAAAAACATCGCCGCCTTTTTTGCTAGGCTTTGTTTCGTCGCTCTCACGCTCGTCAAGTTCAAGCGTCGCGCTTAACGCGGCGGCGTCTGGCAGCGCGTCGTAAATCCCAACTTCGCGCAACGCCACGCCGATTTTTTTGAGAATTGGTGTTCCGTGCGCACTGCGCCATTTGCTGCGCTCAAAAAATGACAAGCTGCTGATCGTATAGTTTTTACCGGCAACACTCACAGTAATAATTTCTTCTGCCATTAATTCAAATTTGGCGCGGTGCATGTGCCCCATGTGCCGCGCCACTGCTCATTACTAAAGCGCCTTTGTTTGTACACGCAACTCAAAAAACTGCTCACCTACCGGCTTAGAGGTGTCAGCGAGGCACTCAAAAACAATAGGCACACCGGTATTCGATTTGCGCCCGTAGTCAAATTTGACGTCCTTGGCGGCTGTGCCGCGTGGCATCACGCCGCGAATCCACAGCGTGTCAGCGCAATCACTGATCGCGTAGGCCATTTCAAACCCAAATGCAAATTCGTCCAAGCACGGCTCCGAGCCAATGGTCACTTTTTCAACGCCCTTCGTCCCAGAGGCCGCAGCGGTAACAACCGTCTTTTTGCCGCCGGTAACAAGCGCAAATTTGGATGCGTCAAACTCAATCAATTCAGACTCGAACGAGACCGAGCGGTCAGTGACGACGCGCTTGATAGGCCCCATGCTCTGATCGCTCATAATCTCAAGCGCCTTAAGCGTGATCGTTTGCGTTAATGGCTTGGTTGTCTCCCCAAGTTCCGCCCAATTGCCGCCCCACGCGGCCCCGGCCAATACGGTGTTTGCGGGAAAAGCCTCGCCAATGTTGGCGTAATAAATACGCACTCCACCAATAACAACTTTGTCGGCATCAACTGCCATGTTTTTTGCTCCTTGCGGCTATGGCCGTGCCAGAACCGCGTAAAAACCTAAACTGAAAAACCACTCTGTTTCAGGCTCCTGTAACAGTTGTGGCAACTGCTCACATTCAATTCGATACGACGGCCCGCAGCCCTGATCGTGCATCGCGTCATACAGCGCCATGCCGCCCTGACGCGCTAGCGCCTCAGTCGCGCCATACGCCAAAAACTGATAGCTGTATCGCAGAATCGCCCCGCTGTAATCGGGCCTGCCGCCTCGCGGGTTGAATGTCACCGCTGGCCCATCAGCCGGTTTGTAACCCGCCGGTGGGTGCAACGACGCATACACGCGCCCAGCAAAAAGCGTGCTAATGGCACTCTTTGCCACCAACCACGCTCTTAACTCTGCGTCTACGTCTCTCATAGTGCCTTGAGCCGCGCCTTAATCGCTTCCGGCAGTGTTTCAGCCGCCGGATACAAAAACGGCTTCGCCTTCACCTCGGCAAAAATCGCGTAAATGGCGCTTGCGCCAAACATGGCCGTAGCGTCGCCAAGTGGCGGCGCTGCAACTGAGCGCCGACGCACCATGCGCTTTTGCTTTGGTGACCAAAGCCGCGTATCTACGCCCTGCGTCATGCCGGTTGAGCCGCGTTTGCTTTTGGCATAGGTCGAGCCGCGCAAAAAGCCGGTGTCAACCGCCGCGTTGTCGCTGGCGGCCTTCGCCGCGTCAACTGCCGCGCCGTGCAACGCCTCTTCCACGTTGTCACGAACCTGTTTGATCAGGTCACTGCCCTTCCACGCAAATGTAAATCCGCTCATTGCGTCATCATCTCCCTGCGAATTTCGGCAACAAATCCACTCGGCCCGCGTTGCGGCAGCCCGACAACCTCGTAAAGTTCAGGCGTAACCAGCGCCACGCCGTAGCGGTGCGTCACCCGCACTCGTGCAAGGTGGTTGACATCCGCCGTCAGAGGCAACCGCAGTTGTCGCGTCATGCGCGGCACTTCGGTTTTCCCCAACGCCTCGCTTGGTCTGCCACCCTCGCCAATCGCGTTAGCGTGCTCAACCCCACAAGCGCTCGTGCCGATCACGGTGTAGGCGCTAACAGGCTTGCCGTAGGCGTCAACCGCACCCGTGCCATGCGCCAAAAATTCGCATGTGTCATTCATGCTCGATACTGCGTCACGCTGCATCGCTGCCAACATCGCCGCATTCACGAAACCGGCCATAGCGCCACCTCCGCATCTGTCTTTTGCTCATGCAAGTAGCCAACATAGCCAGCGCCCAAACCGGTGTCGGTCTCTCGCTGCGTCGCCATATCTAGCCACCGCTGGCGCACGTCGCCGCGTTTCACCGTCAGCCCATCCGCCGAATGCTCGGTGATGGCCGTCGCCCATGCGCCCGCAACCGCTTTGCAAAGTGCAATGAAAACCTTGTTCGCGCTGCCCTCGTATTTGGTCAACAGCGCGGCAATTGTTTCATCTGGCACATTGTCGCCGTTCGGCATGATGCCGCCCGGCGCAATAGTGGTATCTCCGAGATCGAGACGGATTTGATCTCGGTCTGTGGCGAGGGTGGGCGAGTAGGTGAATGCCATGAGTTACTTTTCGGGCACGGGCTTTTCTTCAACTGGCTCCGGCTGCGGCTTGTTTTGCGCCTCGATGTGTGCCGCAATCGCCTCAAGCGCCACCGCGATTGCTTCGCGCTCGTTCAATACCTCGATGTCTTTTTCCTTGTGGCGCGCCTTATCAAGCACGTCACCAAGGGCAGCAAATTCGGGCATAGCGGCGATTCGTTTGATCGCCGCGTTTGCACGGGTGCGGGCTGCGTCAGTTCGCGCCGCGTATACATCTAGTCGCATAGTTTTATACCGCCAATGGCGCGGTGTAGCCGGTTGGCACAGAGTAAGTGCCGTTGCCGATCAACTGCACGGCTGCGCCAGTTCGGTCATACACGCCAAACCCAGCGTAACGCAACAGGCGCGTGATGTTCAGATTGCCGTCGGGTGAATGCAACTCAGGGAAAAAACCTTGCAATGCCGGTGCGTCATACTCGCGCATCTTCAGCACGGGGTCGGTGTTTCCAAGTGCGGTAGCAATCATGTAGCTGTCCGGCAAGCGCTTCCACTCAACCACCCACATGCGAGCGCTCTTGAGATAACCTAATACCTCATCGCCAAATCGGCGAACCTGCGCCCCTTCGTTGTTGAGCACCTCGCCGCTCAGCGCGGTGATGTTCTCGTCGGGCTTGTCTTTAAACTCAGTCAAGGCCGTGATGGCATCAACCAAATTGCTAGGCACATAAGCCACAAATGGCCCGCGATTGCCGGGGTGTTCGCTCAGTTCCTTGCGTAGTGGGCTGAATGGGTTGTGAGAATCGTCAATGGCGTCAGCGGTTGCGCGATAGTGGTCGTCGGTGGACACCGTCCCGCCCGCAAAAGCGTATTTGTCTGTGTCGCCACTTGCCAACCCTTTCACGCTGATGTCGCCGATGGTGCTGTCGCGGTCGGTGTAAGTCCATGCAGTTTTTGTGAAAATTGCGGCCAACATGTGCCGCATAACCCAATCGACGTCTTTCAACTGAGCGCCAAGCACGTCATCATTGGCCTGCTGAATTGTCATCAACTGGCGGCTTACGCGGTCGGTCCCAAACGCCGTGCCGCCGCCCTGAATGGGGAACCCGACTTCGTAATAACCACCTCCGGCAACGGGTTTAGGATTGCCAAACTCGTCAATGGGCTGCAATGTGCCGGTAGTGGGCAGCGTGAACCGCGCTTTCGCGGCAGTTGTTCGAGCCGCAAACACGCTCGTTACCTCATTCAATTGGCGCGTGTGTTCGGCCACTGTGGTCGTAATCGCGTTGCGCACCAACTCAACATTCTGAGTGCCTGAGCCAATACGTTGCGAGAAAATTTCTTGCAGGCTGTGAAACCCGTATGCTGTGTTATTTGCCATGTTTATTGCTCCTTACAGGTCAACCCGAAGCAATTTATCGGGCGTAGTGTTGCCGTAACCCGGCACAACCGTCCCCACAACCTTGCTTACTGTGCCAGCGGCGGTGTCCAAGCGTCCATCCGTGTCACTCAAATAAACCTCTACGCCATAATCAAGTGCGGCCAGTGCTTCGCCAACGTCCAAAATGCCTTTACGGACAATCGTCGGGGCGTTGGGCTGGCGGCTCGTGCTTGTCACGGCGATTCCCACACAACGCGCCAACGCGCTCGTGGTCGCTTTTGCTTTGTCAATGAGTCCGGTGGACAGGTTGTATTTCACCGCCACGCCCGCATCAATTGCGACACCGGCCCCGCCGGTAAACTGTTCGGTTACCTCAACAACTTTGACAAGGCTTGCTGAAACTGTTAATAGTGCCATGTTTCCTTGCAGCTAATTAGGTGTAACTGCGCACCCGTGCGGCTTCAATTTGTTGTCGCCGCTTCATCTCCGCCTCGGTCACGTCCTTGCCGCTTGCTGGCGGGGGCGTGCCGGGTATCGTTTGTGTCGGGCGCTGCCCCAACACGCTGGCATTTTTTGCCAACCACTCAAGCTGTTTTACTGGCGGTAGCGCATCGAGCAAGCTCAAAATGTGCGCGGGCAAATCCTTTTTAGCCGCATCAGCCTGCAATTTGATTGTGGCTTCATACTCAGCCAATCGCGCCGTGGCGCTTTCAAGCTCGCCTAATTTTTTGCTCGCCTCTGCAATCTCAGCTGCTCGCGCTTCTGCCAATTTTTGCCACTCGCCATTTTTGGCGGCAGCGTCGTCGGCGGCTTTTTTAGCAGCCTCGGCTTGGGCTTTTTCGCTTGCTGTTTTCTCACGCGCCAAACGCTCTTTAATGATCGCGTCTAACTCGGCCTGAGTAAATGTTTTTTCCGGCTTTTGGTCACTGCCGTTCGTGCTGGCCGATGTCGTTGCGGTCGCCGTTGCTGTTGGCGCTGCTACTGTGGTCGTGGCATTTTGTGCCGTGTCTGTCTCTGTCATTGTTCCTGCGTTTTGCCCTGCGCGTCAGGTAAATAAAAACGCCCGCTCGATACCCATTTCTGGGTGTCGAGCGGGCGCGATTAGCGACTGCTATCTAAGCGGTATTATATATCAATTTCGGCGTTCTTGTATCTCCGCACACATGTTTGCATACATATTTGCATACAGCAAGCGGGAGTTGCGCCAGTTGATCAGGTAGGATAATGCTGCTCGCCAGCCGGTCTTTGGTAATCTATCGCCGGTTGTCGAGCGAATGTCCAGCGCTATTTCCAATGCAAACAAAATGTGAAAAACTCCGATTTGACGCGCTAGAGTTGAATACACATTAAATAGCGCGTCATCAAAAGTTGTTTTAGACATGTTGTTATTTTAAATCGACTGGCCTTTTCACCTTGTATTTCCATTCAATCCAGAGAATAACGACCAACAAGCCCGAATCAATAGCAAGTGCTAATTCGGTGAGCGCCGCTTTATTTCGGGCAATATGCGCGCGTATCATTTGCGCTGCCTGCCTGATAACCATCATAAATTCTCGTTCTGTGTTGTTTTCCGCCATGAATCACCTACCTGTATTCAAATCTGCAATGGCAATTCGTTTTGCATAATGAATCTCCAATGGCGCGAAGCGACCCAATCGGCTGCCAGCCCTTGCCCGCCTCGGCAACACAATCTGCGCAGTGGTCAGCCACGCCCAATACGCGCCGCTCCTCGGTTTTGCCCGCCGCTTTGGCAACATCGCCGCGCACATCTTCAAACGTGCCGCGCCCGGCCTCGGCATACATACCGGCCCGCGCTGGCGTGTTCTTGCCGGTTTGCGCCTGTTTTGCGAATCGTTCAAAAAATTTAAACTCGCGGCTAATTGCCTCGCCAATTTTTTGCAAAATTGACGCGCCCCCGCTTGGCGTATTTGGCCCAGCCGGTTTGCCCTGCACCGCATCACGTAACACATTGAACCCGCCCACCGCTAAGGCCGCGCCAACAATATGCACGATTTTGATCTGCGCTTTGGTGATGAGCGCCCACGCCGCAAACGTAATCACACCCGCGAGCAAATCCTCGGCCCGCCGCGCAAATTCGCCCCGCGCAATCAGCAGCACCCTATCCAGTTCGTCGCGTGTTTCGGTGTAAGCCGTGCCGCTGCTGTAAATGTTGTCGCTCGCAGCCTCTACCCACCCGTCATCTGCTCGCTCACGCCACCACGCAACAGCCATCTCAATATCTGCCGGTTGCACCAAATACGCCATTAACGCACCCCTACAATTTGATCAGTTAACAATACCCGTGCGCTCTGTTCGAGTTCGGCCTCGCGCATTGCGCCTAGTTCGGTGATCTGCTCATCGTTAAAGCCCAGCTCGCGCCACCGCTGCACGTATGGCAACTGCCCAGCCGTCGCCCGCGCCGCCACGAGTTGCGCGATGTCTAGCGCGTCGGCTGGCAAAATGGCCCGCTCTTTAAACGAGTGTTCAAAATCGCCATTCTCAAACGTGCCGATGTTTTTAAAAACACCGGCATTGGCTCCAATCGTCAGCGCCATCATGTGTGCCCGAATTAATACCGCCTCAAAATTGCCACGCGCCTCACGCGCTCGGCTAATCGCCGGGGTAAGTCGCCGCTCAACTTCGGCCCCGCTGGTGGCACTTTCAATCACTCGCCAATACCGCATTTCGGGGAGATCGCGCTCCAGCGCTTGCTCGGTTGCCTCAACCACCGCCAACACATCGGCGTATGGCAACGGCGGGACGACGCTTTTTAAATCGCTCGCGCCGGGCAACCTAATCATCAGATCACGTTCGGCATCGGCAATGTTGAGATCACTTTTCCCATCAGGTGATTTCAGGGATACGGCTGGCAGTGGTCGCCCGTCCCTGTCGGTCGAGTTCGCCAAAATTGCCCACACCGATTTACTGCCAAACAACATGCGCCCCAATCGCCATGCGTAGCGGTTGAGCATGTCAATCTTATCGAGCGTGTGAACGTAGGCGCTGGCCCCGTAAATGCTGCCAGTCGATTTGAAACGACCGTGCGCAATCGGCACAAAGTCAATTCCCAAATCGGCAGTGGCAACGCGCTCTTTTGGCGTTCCAAGCTGGGCTTCGCTTGCGTCGCCCAGCGCATGGACCCATACCCGCATCTCATCACGTGTCCAAATCTCGGTGCGCGTCAGCGTTCCCGCCCCGTTCGCAACGGGGGTATCAATTCGTGCATAGGTCAGATTGCCGCGCTCGTCCTGCTCGATCGCCGTGATCGTGTCGGGTCGGATGATTTGCAGGTAAGGCGACCCGTCAGTGCGTTGGGCGATCTTGATAAACACATTGCCATAAGCCGCAAATTGGCGGACTGCCACCTGTTTATTTTCCGCCCAATTTGACCAGCCCCAAATCTGCCGAATCGCCGCCGCGACCGGCTCACGCGCTGCCACAATCGGCAAAGCTGCATCTAATGGGCCGGGGCAGACTGTTGCCGCGTAAAACTCAACCACGCTATTTGCCGGATTCCGCAACGATAGAACGCGCTCGCCGCCGGTATCAAAATTCCTCAACGCGACCGTTGTCTCGTCGTAGAGCGCGTTGTTTTCGTAATACGCCCACAATAGCCGGAAATACGCGGCGATATTGGTTTCCTGCAACAACGTTGGGCTGTCGCGTTTGCTGCTTGTTGCACTGGCCACGCGGCTATACCCTAGCCACCCCATCACTCGATCAATAAAATTCATTGTGTTTCACTCCTTGCCCTAAGCCCCTCCGATAGTAAATTCTCGGTATAAATCACCAACTGACTAAAACTATCAACCTGATCTTTGAACGCACTGCCGGGAAACGAGAAAAGCTCATTCTCAAAATCCAACAGCCAAGGCGCGTGTTCGCTTGGATGCGGCAGCAATACCGAGCCGTTTTTGCACCATACCGAAGCCTGATTACCGCGCTGCTCTTTATCGCCACGCGGGTTAAACGGTATGATCAACTCGCGCAACCAACCCGCCGCGCTCGATTGCAGCGTTTGAATGGCGCTAATGCCGCTCGCTTTATCCTCGATAATGATGCCGTTCAATTTTCTATCGCGGTAATCGCGTTCGGCAAACCGCGTCACCTCGTTAATCAGCCCTGCAAATGGCACACGCCCACGCCACACCTCGCGGGTAATCAGCCGATAATCTCGCGTCAGTTCGCCCACCGTCAAGGCGGTGTAGGCGTTGTCGGTATCGTCTTTGAGTGCCGTATCCCAACTATGCCACCGTGCCACGCACAAATTAACCAGTGATCTGTCCCCTGCGTCATAGCGCGAATTATCAAAATACTCGCGCTTAAAAATAGCGCCACCCGCCGCAACGGGGTTGCTCTGGTATGTGGTTTCCCAAACATCGAACGGAGTTTCGTTTTTGAGCTTTAGCACCACTGGCAATGGCTTGTGTTCGGGCCAAATCACCGCGCCGCCGTGCAGTTTGTATCGTGTTGTGATCGGCATTATTTTGATTTATATTTATTCCTTAATTCTTTTACACGGCTATACACAAAGCTAACCGCCTTAATTTGAGCAGCCAAAAAAAACCCTGCGGCAAACACAATAAGCCCGATTCGTGCATAATTAAGTATTGCACACAATTGAGTTTCGCCGCAACCCTCACGCGCAATTCCCAACAAATACGCACAAAACAACAAAGCGCACGCGGCAACAAACGGCACGATAAGCAAGACAACTGCAATAAAAAGCGTCGCGCCTACACTAACTAAATGTTTTTGCTCTCGGTCGAGATCGTCGAATTCCATTGTTTTTTTCATAATAATTAATTTACGTTTGCCACGCCAACCCGCTCGCCCAGCATCTCGTGCTGCCAGTCGTCGGGGTATGCGATGTCGGCAAAATAGCCGCCTGCGCTTTCGCTCATTGTCGCCATGCGCACAACCACAAAGCCTTTGTTGTCGCGTAGCATTTGGCTATAAAAATCTTCGGGATGCCAACCGTTGCCGATCATGATCACGCGCCCCGTTTTTGATTTTGCGCGGCTGATCAATGATGAGTGTATCCACTGTTCGCCCAGCTTGCGTTGGGCCTCGGTGCGTGTGCTATCCATGTCAAGCAGGTCATCGGCGATAACCAAATCGGCCCGGCTCCCAATCACGCTGCCACCGCGCCCCACCGAGAATACCGTCGGGTGCAGCCGACCGGCTCGCGGTCTGCCGTTGGGCGCTAGGCTCCATTCTTCGGTTGTGTATTTGAAGCCGGTCGCCGCTGTCAACAGCGTCGCGCCGGTAAATGTGGCCTGCCACGCCGCGCTTTCGCACATCGCCCTTAGCGACAATGACCGCTTTTCGGCAACCGCCCCAGCAACAGACGAAATAATCACGCTGTTTTCGGGGTAAAACCCAATATAGCACCCAACGAAAGCCAACACCCAAGTCGTTTTAGCGGTTTCAGGTGGGGCGATGATTAGCAATTTTTTAATACGCTCATCGCAAAATAGTCGCAGCCAAAACGCATGGTGGGCCGCCGCAATGATCGGCGCTCCAAAATCATCAACCATATGAATACCGGCAAATTTGCGCACGATATCAGGCGTGAGGCGGTCTTCAGCCTTCGCCAGCCGAATCTCGGCTCGTGCTACTGCAATCATTTTCCGTATCTGTTCGATCATTTCCATAGGTCGGCCAGCTTGCTGCCGTATCGCTTGAGGTCGTCAGCGCTTTTTTCGACCAACTCGGTCGCGGCAGTTGTTAGCAATTGGTGTTGAAATGCGCCATTAATGCCATTGCCCTCAATTTTTTCGGTAAACAGTTTGTGGTGTCGGCCCAAATGCACCAGTGCCGCCTGCGCGTCGTGAAGCTCAAATTTAATCGTAGTTTCAGGCGTTTGATCTTCGCCAACCAGCCGCGTCGTTGTTTCGACTTTTTTAATAAGCCTCAATTTTTTTTGACGCTTGGCTTTTTTGAGGTTCACAGCCCAATTGCCGTTTTTATCCACGTCAAAAAAATCGCCCATGTCACCCCGCGCATGTTCGCCCAGCCGCAGTAAAACCTCATCGGCGCTCATCGCAATTTGGGCAATTCTCTCCTTTACCGCCTCGGCGATGTGGAGTTTTGTCAAGTTCTGATACCCAATCTCGCGGGCGCTTTTTACGCTATATCCGGCTTTTCGGGCGGCCTCTGACGCATTCCAGCAGACGAGATAATGCTCAACAAACAAACGCTCTTTGCTTGTTAGTCGTTTTTTCTTCGCCGCATCATCCGCACTCATTCTTAATTTTCTATCGTAAATCTTGCTAATCGCCTAACTCATGCGCCCAAAACCCCGCGATTTTACACGCCTGCGCTTTATTTTGTTTTGGGTTGGCCGCCAAAACCCCGCCAATCATTCTTTACTTCAATATAAAGTTCAAGCAAAATCGCAACACCCTCGGCGACTGTTTCGCATTGAACGCCAGCCGCCCGCATTTGCTCGCGTAGCGCAAATAGATGCGCGTCCGCCCATTCGTTATCAGATGTTAGTTGTTCAATTTTTTCTGCCATAATTTTTGCCTCTCTCGCCAGCCCGCCAAAGCCAGCCGCGTGATAACCGTCTGCCAGTGCCGGATTAGCCGCAATTTCTGCGACACGCTCGCGCTTCCAATCGCGCACAAGCTCAGCATTGTTCAACTGCTCGAATGTTGGTTGCGACATATCTAATTCATCGCCGCCGGTTAGTGGATTGTTGCCGCCGTGTATCATCTCACCCCCAACCGGCTCACGCTCAACAGCGAATCCGGCACAGGCAAGCCAAGCGCGTTCAATTTCTCCAGCGATGCCCCGATGATTTTCAACTGAATCAGCCCAAAGATCGCCACATCCAGCCCACCAAATCCGGCAGCTTCGCCGAGCAATCGCACGGCAAAATACACCGCCAATTCAGGCACGAGCCAACGCCGCAAAAAATCCGGTAGCCGCGATAATCTAAACTCCCCCGCTCGACTGGCTACCACCACACCAAGCACCGCGTGAAGCAACACCTGCGCCGTGATCGCCCGCGTTTTAGCGTCGGCCCAGAACGCAACGAGATACGCCTGCACCACATCCAGCGCCCCCGACGACCGCGCCAAGGCCGTGCCGGTGGGCGTAAACACCACTGCTAACGCCAACGCCGCCAATAGCAGCACACCGGCGGCAAATAAACCGCCAAGCCATTTTTTTAAGTTGTCAAAGTTATTCATTTTTTCTGCTTAATCTCAACCACTGGCAAAAACTCATCGGTATCTGCCAATAGGTTTTCATATTCCGGTTTCAATTCAATCAACAACTCTGTTAATTTAGAGATTTTTCGATTCATCAATTCAATCTGCATTTTTAATTTCACATTTTCATCATGCAATTGGGTGTTTTCGCGGTGTAGTGCTTCATTGGTTTTCATAATGTCCGCGTGTTGCTTTATTAGCGTTTCATATTGTCTTTCTCGCTCGGTTTTCTGTGCCACCGTTGTCGCTATTTGCTCGCGCATATCCGCGATTTGCTCGCGCAACTCGGCAATTTCATCGCGCAACTCGGCAATTTCGGCTTTGGCCTCGTTGCGTTCATCCATCAAAAGGGCAACATGGGCTTTATCTCCCTCAATCGAGCGATCTAATTTATATTGAGTTGCCGCCGCACTTGTCATTACGCGCTTTTCGAGTCCGGGCCTTATAACCAGCCAAACAATCGAAATTGCCCCGCCCAGCGTAATTAAAATGGAGACAACGTCCTTAACAACATCCACGCCTAACCGCCCGCCTCGGTTTTGCTCTCAGTTTGAACCGGCAGGCTATTTATTTTTTTAATCACCTTCACCGCGTCGTAACCTGTTTTATTGCCGGTCGCCGCGCTTAGAGCGCTCAGGGTAAGTTGCGGCCCAAGGTCGCGCCCGCAACTTAACACAGTGAGCAGCCCAGCGCAACTCAATAGCACAGTAATCACCACACCCAGCGCCCCGCTCAAAATCGCCGTAATGAAATATTTCTGATCGGGCGTAAACTTGTCGAGCCAGCGATTAAACCCTGCGCTAAACACCGTCACGCCGTTGAGCGCAAAACCGCCGACCATGCTAATAATCGTTGGCAGCATATCTTCAAATGTCATCCTGCCTCCTGCAACAACGAAGCCATAACATAGCCCGTTGCTTGTTGTGTTGCTGCCTCATCTCGATATAGCGCCGTTCCACCCGCGCCCAGCCCGATTTCGGCCCAACCGCTACGAATACCAATCACGCGCACCGTCTCGCCGTTTTTGATACACCCGATCACATTCCCATCGGTGCGTTCAGGCGATGAGCGCACCCGCAAAAATGGCAAATCGCTTGCCACCCGATACGATTCGCTGATGTCTGCCTGCGCTGGCGAAGGTGTCGTTGCCGCCACATCGTGCGTCGCCTGCGCAACGCGAATGGCCGCCATGACTGCCGGTAAATGGGCGTAGCCGTAATCCTTGTTATAGGCCGGGTAGCCGCGCCACAGCCTAAAAAACGCAATACCCGCAATTCCCTGCGACGCGGCATAATTGCACACCTCCGCTACAAACCCAGCGTGATCATTGCGCCACTCACCGCTGTTTGGCTCGGCAATGGCGTTGCACTCGGCCCAATAACGCGGCAACTGTTGCGCCCAAGTGGGCATCACGGCAATCTGATTCTCAACCACCCGCCGCGAATAAAACACGCCGGGGATATCTCGCATATAGGCGTTTGCGTCCCAACCCATCACCTGATCGTAGGCGTGGAATGCTATCCATTGCACCAACTCGTCATTCCCCGAAATTGTCAGCGCGGTATACAGTCGCCGCATGTAGTCGGCTGGGTGCATTCGGTAAGCCCAGCCCAGCCAGCCAATCGGCGCGAATGTGCATTTGTATTTTTTTAAATGCCGCGCCACAATCGCAAATGTCTCAGCATGTTGCTCAGGCGACAATTCGCCGCGCTGCTTGTGGGCCAAATCTGGCTCATTGCCCAATTGCACAAAATCAACTTCGCCCTGTAGCGCGTTCAGAAACATCTCGCACTGAATTGCCCAGCTACGCGCCTGATCTGGCATTGGCAGTGTGTCATCCCACGACAAATCGAGACGCTGAATAAACACGCCGCCATTTCGCCGATGTTCGCGTATCCACTCAACCGGCAGCCGGTCGCCGCCGCTATCAGTGGCAAGATTAGCCTGAACTACCAACCCGCGCCGCGTCCCATCGTGCCACGCCGAGCCAAGGTGCTCAGGTCTCGGTAAATCGTGATATCCAACCTTCACGCGCTCACCTCCAATTGCAAAAAGTCGCCGGTGAACGCTCGCGCCCACTCAGCCCGCGTCCAGCGTCTAAATTGTCCGCGCTCGGCGTCGGGCCACAACGGGTCGTTTACCATTACATTGGCCTCGTCAGCCACCGCAAACACCACAAAATGATAAGCGTTTGGCGCGTTATAAAACCCCTGATCGTAAGCATTCAATCGGCTTAACTGCGAATAGGCAACTAGCGCAATACCAACCCCGTCGGGCAGCGCACCATACCCGATCTGCTTTTCAGTCGTTTTGATACCTACACTCGCCAAATACGCTTGGGCCTGCGCCAAGCTTGTGTATGTGCCATAGCGCCAGCCGCTGCCTTGCGCCGCGTAAAACTGCGTGATCTCGTCAACCGTCACATTTACGCCACTCATCCGGGCCAGCATCGCCACGCAAGCCTGCCCGCAATCATTAGGCGCTGCCGCCCCCGCGCCAATCTGCGACACATACGGCACGGCACACACTACAGATTCGTGAACGTAGCAATCAAACACCCACCAAGCGCCGCGCTTAATCGCCGTCGGCGGTAGCGCATCGCCGTTTTTTAGCGATGCAAAAATGTTGTTGCCGCGCTCCGCCCCCCAGCGCACATTCACGCCGCTGGGGTGTTTGGCAATAATTGGCGGCATCGTTGTCGCTCGCTCGTTCTCACTCATCGCGTTATATCCACCCTCCCAGCCGCGCCGATTACCATATCGGCATAGGCTTGCTCATTGGGCGTTAGCCGCCCACTAAAATACACCTGTGTGCCACCCCAGAACGCGCCGAGGGCGCACTGCCAATAGCCCGACTCGCTTTTGCTCAAATACCGTGAGTTGTAGCGATGCCACAACCCGCAATATCGGCTGTCCATTTCTTGCAAAATGTAGCTACCCCACACAACATTAGTGTCAATATCGCGCAATTGGGCCGATGTTGGCCTGTCTCGGAATTGATAACCGATCTCACGCGGCATCACCTGCATCAGCCCCACCGCACCCGCACTGCTCACCGCATCAGGGCGACAGTTAGATTCAACCCAAATCAACCCCATCGTCAAGCGGGTGGGTAGCGAATAATGAGCGCTCGCTCGCGTCACCGCGTCTAGCACCCGCGCCCGATTCGGTGCGCACAGCCGCGTCTCGGCTGTCGGACTCGCCAATGATGGTTGGGGGTCGGCTGGGGCCGCTGCCGCTGGATTCGTCAACAATCCAAACACGATCAGGGCCATCATCAATCCTAATTTCATTTACACCTCGATATGGGTCGCGCTCCATCAGCCAGAGCGCAACCGCAATAACAACAATTACTGCACCTGCAAACATCCCAAACCCGTCAAACATGCGTCACCTCCCAACCGGCGGCTCATCGCCACCGCTCACTACGTTTTCTGCGCCATAGCACCCATACCACC